AAATTCCAATCAAAAGATTGGGAAGAAATCATCTCAACAAATGATGAACTAAGAGAACATATATATCAGTTGATTTGTGATAAAGCCATACTGAAGTATAAAGAAAAACGAGGCATAGATGATGTTGAGTTTACAGATGAGGTAATTGGTGACTAACCAACGACACTTGTCAATCTTAGATGAAATCAAAAAATCTGGCGGCGATTTAGATATAGGCAAACCTAATGACTCGGTTATGTTGATTGATGGCATGAATCTATTCATACGAGTATTTTCTGCCATACCAACTACTAATGAGGATGGAATCCACATTGGTGGAATAGTTGGTTTTTTAAGGTCATTAGCGTTCAATATAAATATGATTAGACCTACTCGAACTATCATTGTGTTTGATGGTAAAGGTGGGTCTAACCGCCGTAGAAAGATATTCCCAGAATATAAAATGGGACGAAAGATGTCGTATTGGTTATTTGTCTAAACATATTTATAAAGAAAACAAAACTACAATCGTCTCAACAGACAAAGACTTTCTGCAATTGGTTGATGAAACCACAAGGGTGTATTCACCTACTAAGAAAAAAATGTATGATGAAGACAAAGTATTTGAAGAATATGGAATTCACCCGAAGAACTTTTTATTATTCAGAATGTTTGACGGAGATAAGTCAGACGGAATACCAGGCGTAAATGGTATTGGAATGAAAACTTTAATCAAGTTATTTCCATTTATGGCAACAGAAAACAAACACACATTAGACGACATATACAGAAGTTCCGAAACACAGAAAGTTCCATTGTGTGAAAAGATATTACAATCAAAAGATTTATTAGATATGAATAAAACTCTTATGGACTTAGAGGACGGAATCATATCAGGACAACAAAAATTAAAAGTAAAAGAAATAGTAGAACGACCAATACAAAGATTAATCAAACATAGATTTCAAACTATGTTCTTAGAGGATAAAATGTATCAAGCATTACCTAATCTAAATAGTTGGTTGGCAACTACATTTAATCGTATGAATTATATAGCAGAAAAAACTCACAATGGGTAGAAAACGAAAATATCATACGGAAAAAGAAAGACGAGACGCTCAAAGAAAGTGGCAAATGGACCACTATCAACGTAACAAAGAAGAAATAAAACAAAAGGCTCGTGAAAAATACAGAGAAAAGAAAAGAAATCAATTATATGAAAAAAAAGCTAATGCTTTATATGGGGACATTGATATTTAATATAACAAGGTTATGAGTAAAAATGAATCACTAATACAATACGGAACATCTTTCCAATCAAAAATCATAGTATCACTATTGTTAGACAATAAGTTTATCAAAACCGTGTATGATATTTTAGAAGTCAGTTATTTTGACGCAGACTCAAACAAATTTCTAATTAAAGAAATCAAAAAGTATTTCGACCACTACAAAATCCCACCAACAATGGAAGCTCTAAAAGTTATTATTGATGATTTGGATAACGATACATTAAAAACATCAGTAGTGGATAGTTTAAGAAACGCTTGGAACCATAGAGAATCACCAGACTTAAAGTTCGTTCAGGAAAAGACCATTGAGTTTTGTCGTAATCAAATTATTAAAGCAGCAATTATGGACTCAGTAGAGTTATTAGATACTCAACAATATGATAAAATAAAGGGTGTGATTGATACTGCTATGAGAGCAGGTGTCGAAAGAGATATCGGACACGAATACATTACAGGATTGGAAGAACGACTTACACAACAATCAAGAAAATGTGTTCCAACTAAATGGGATAGTGTCAACGAGTTAATGGACGGAGGATTAGCCGGTGGAGAGTTGGGTGTGATAGTTGCACCAGCTGGTATTGGTAAATCTTGGACACTACAAGCAATCGGAGCTGACGCAGTTCGTCAAGGTAAAACCGTAATACATTATACATTAGAATTAAATGCACAATATGTTGGATTAAGATATGATACGATTGTATCAGGACAACCAACAGCAAATTTACAATACCACAAAGAAGAAGTAGCAAAGAAAATTAGTCAATTAAAGGGTGAGTTGGTGATTAAATATTATCCAACAAGAACCGCATCAATCAATACAATCACAGCTCACTTACAACAATGTGAACTACAAGGTATAAAACCGGATATAGTATTGGTTGACTATGCAGATATTATGAAGTCCACACAGAACTTCACAGAAAAAAGACACTCAATAGGATTGATTTATGAAGAATTAAGAGGTGTAGCAGGGGAATTTGATATTCCGATATGGACTGCTTCACAAGCCAATCGTTCATCATTAGAAGAAGATGTGATTGGAGCAGATAAAGTTTCAGAGGATTATAGTAAAGTGATGACCGCTGATTTTGTTATGAGTATGTCAAGAAAAGTAGAAGACAAGATAGCAAACACCGGTAGATTTCACGTGATTAAAAACAGATTTGGACCAGACGGATTAACCTTTCCGGCAACCATTAATACCAATACTGGATTTATCCAGATATATGAAACTAATACACAAGAAGGTAGACAAACACAGGGTAAAATGAATAACTCTGAGGAGTATTTAAGAAAGACATTAGCTCAGAAAAAGAAAGATTTTGACTCTGGTGGGTTTGAATAAAAACTTCTAAGAAAAAGTTAGTAAAACTTCAAAGAATTTAAAATAATGTTGTATTAAACGAATATATATTATAGTTATATCTGACGGAAAAAATAAAGTAAATAAAGGACAAAATATGTTTAAGTTATCAGAGAATTTTATCAATAAATACAAACGCAAGAAAGCACCATTTGGGTTCAATGGTCTTGGAGAATTAGTCTATATGAGAACCTATTCAAGAATTAAAGAAGACGGAAAAAATGAGAGATGGTGGGAAACCGTCCAAAGAGTTGTAGAGGGAACTTATTCTATGCAAATGAACCATATTGAATCACATCAATTAGGTTGGAATCCTTGGCAAGCACAAAAATCAGCACAAGAAATGTATGATAGAATTTTCAATATGAAGTTCTTACCACCAGGTCGTGGTTTATGGGCTATGGGAACAGCAATCACAGAAGAAAAGGGATTATATGCTGCATTAAATAATTGTGCATTTGTATCAACAAAAACCATTAAAGAAGATTACGCAAAACCATTTTGTTTCTTAATGGACGCATCTATGTTGGGTGTTGGAGTAGGATTTGATACCAAAGGAGCGGGGGAAATTATCGTTAAAGGTGTTGATATCAAAAGAGATTCACAACAATTCCAAATACCAGATACTCGTGAGGGTTGGGTAGAATCACTACAACTTTTATTAGAAAGTTATTTCCACGGACAAGCACAAGTAGAATTTGATTATAGTTTAATCAGATTAGCAGGTGAACCAATCAGGGGCTTTGGTGGTGTATCAAGTGGGCCAGAACCATTAGAAGAAGTCCACGAAAGTATTAGACAAGTATTAGAGGGTAATACAGGACAACCAATCACAATCACAACCATTGTAGATATAATGAATTTAATCGGTAAATGTGTTGTAGCAGGTAATGTTCGTAGAACAGCAGAGATTGTATTCGGGGACCCAGATTCAGAAGAATATTTAGATTTAAAGAATTACAAAGTAAATCCACACAGAGACCAATTCGGTTGGACATCAAACAATAGTATATTTGCAGAACTCGGTATGGATTATACAGAAGTATCAAAAAGAATCGTAGATAATGGAGAACCAGGTTTGGCTTGGTTAGATAATATGAGACATTATTCTCGTATGAAAAATGGTGGTGATGATAAAGACCACAGAGTAATGGGTGGTAATCCTTGTTTGGAACAATCATTAGAATCATATGAGTTATGTTGTTTAGTAGAAACATTTCCAGACAATCACGACGATTTAGAAGATTACA